TTAATTCATTACGTTTAGACGGTTAAAGTCTTTACATATAGATTCTAATAGTTTATAATGTGTATATGAAAAGGATGAACATGAAAGATATTTCAAAAGAATTTATAGCTGCTAACAATTTAAGGGATAAGTATATAGCAGAAGTTGCAACGTTAAAAATGACAAGCAAAAGAGAACCTGGAAGCAAGGCTGATATTTCCATTCAAATATTAGAGATGGTTATCTTAGATATGGAAACACAAATACTAAGTGAAGGAGTATAGAATGAGTCCAGAACATCAAGCTGTTCTTATGTTTGTAGTAATTTCAGCATTCGCATATTATGCAAGAACCAAGCTATGAATAAAATCAATAAGCTAGAAAGTGCCTTGATTGATATGACACGTCAATTAGCGTTTGTTAAATCAGAGCTTTTGAAAAGTGAAGCAGAAGTTTCAAGGTTAAAGTCTACTGAAAAGAACTACTTCAAAGCTTTAAGAACAATTGAGAACTTAGAGCATGAAGAAGTTGAACCAGTTAAAGAAGTTGAGATATTAGAAAAATTTACACCAATACACGCTTAAAGGATTAATATGTTTAAAAAAGTAAAAGATGGAAAGTTGCCAACAAGAGGATCAAAGTATTCTGCTTGTGTAGATTTGTATGCACGTGAAGATGTTGTAATAGGCGCAGGAGAAACAAAATTAGTTTCTTTAGGTGTTTGTCTTGATATGGATATGTTAACCCGTACATTGTTTCATAATAGTAATGGTAAATATCCAGAAGCATGGAGAGATAGACTAGAGAAATTCATAAGTAAGCATTATCTTCAATTAATGCCAAGAAGTTCTTTAGCGTTAAAGACTGGATTGATTATGCCAAGTGTAGGAATTATTGACATGGATTATACGGGAGAGATTGGAATAGTTTTAAATAATCCAACAGATGCAAGAGATTTTAATATAGAAGAGGGGTTTAAAAATAGTCAATTAAAAATATTCGCAGGTGACAGAATCGCACAGATAACACTACTAGAACATAAGTCGTCTATGTTTAGAATTGATACAGATGTTGTAAGAAATGGTGGCTTTGGAAGTAGTGGTGATATATAACATTTATAAGGGAGATTTTAAAGGGTGCAAAAGACTTTAAATAAGACTTAAAGTAAAATTTATCAAAACCGAGATGCGCCCCTAGATTGAGGGGCTAATGAGTTAAGAAAAGACTTAAAGAAAAGGAATAAAATGAACAGTATTAATATTATAGGAACAATGACAAGAGATATAGAATTAAAATATCTTCCAAGCGGACAATGTTTAGGAAATTTCAGTATCGCAGTTAATCAAGACTACAAAAATAAAGAAGGTGTGAAAGTTGAAAAGGTATCATTTTTTAATGTATCTGTATTTGGAAAACAAGCGGAAACGCTAAATAACTTTTTCAAGAAGGGCTCACGAATTGGAATCATGGGAGAGCTTAACCAAGAGAGATGGGATGCCCAAGACGGAACTAAGAGAGATAAAGTAGTTATTAGTTTAAAGTCATTTAGTTTTATTGATAGAAAGTCAGATAATCCACAAAGCCAAGCACCACGGCAACAAAATATGCAAAACGCACCACAAGGCGGTGGAGAATGTGTAAATCAACAAGGCATTAGACAAACAACAATCCCAGAGATTAACATAGATGAAGACGAGATTCCCTTCTGAATAGAGTGCATGGCTTGTTCTTATAAGTTTGATTTAAAATACTTAGAGGATGGGGAGCATGACGGGGATATATGCGGAACGTGTCCTAAATGTAAAAGAAACACTATTTTTATGGAGTTGCAAGAAGGAGTAACCAAACGTAACACGTAAATAAAATTATTTACAGTATCTATCTTTTTTCTTTACATTTAGAAAGAAGGTAGATATTATTAAGTAATTCAAGATTAAGGATGAAAGATGACTTGTGAATATATAAAATGCAACAAAGAAACAAGCGGGAAAAAGTTTTGTTCTTCCGTATGTTGTAGTAGAAACAGTGGATATAAAGCTAGTATTAAGACAAAAGAAAAAAGAAAACTGTCTAATATTGAGTATCTAAAGAATCCAGCAAGTAGAAACGTGACTGAGACAGACCAAGACAAAGACACATTAGTTTTTGCAAGAGATGTTTTTATTACAATTGAGAGAATGAATATCTGTACTACGTTTAGCTCATTAAAAAGAACACTGCCAAGAGGTCGTGCAAAGTTTACAAGGATAGACGGAGTTAAGGCAAATAAGTCTTGTTCTATGATAAGTCTTAATGAAATAGAGTTTATGATAAACAGGGCAAACGATAAGTTAAAGACAGGGTACAGCATGAAATACATATTAAGTGCTGAACTTTGGATTAAAAGATGGAAGCGAGTCGAATCGTATTTAGTGAAACAAACAAAAATTAAGGATAAGAAATGAATAATATACCAATTTATAGAGCAAAGAAGACTGGCAGTGAAGATTATATTCAGGGATTTTATTCCAGAGATTTACACGGAGGTCATACTATTGGAGGTTTTATACCTAATGCTTGTGGAGCGTATGGTTCTAAAATTGACATTACAACCCTTGCAATAAACTTCCCAGACATGAAAGACAGCAACGATAAGCCAATCTTTGCAAGTTTGAGCGAGAGTGGAAAAGGTGGGGATATAGTGAAGTATAGTCCACATGACAACGTTAAGGCAATGCCACATATTTGTATATATGAAGATTTTAAATTTCATGCAGTACTCTTAGATAAAGAGTTGAGAACTGATGGAATGGCTTACAAAATGAATCCAAGATTAAAGATAATAGGAATTCATAACGGATATATGCAAACAACATATTAAAAAATTTAACGTAAATAAGGTTGCTTTTGATTTATATATGATATAATATACTATGAAAATCGAAATAAAAGTAACAAATGAAGAATTAGCTAAATATATAAACATGGATATTCAAGTCTTTTATAGATTAAAGAAGAAGCATCCTAGAGCTATCGAGCTAATGAGAGAGTCTTTGCTTGGTTACAAACTAAAGGATTCTTTTTGCAGTTTATAGATACTAGAAAAGTAACAGAAGAACAGCAGCTTTATTTTTTCATGCTCGGATTATTTGAAGATGATTATTTCTTATTTAGGAATGCATTGATAGAACTAGGGCAATGTAAGTTAAAGCCAAAAGAGATTCTAAATGTAATTGAAGACATTAGATTCTTTGACACGGAAACAAAAAAGAGAAACTATCACAAGATTGTAGGCTTCGTGGAGCTAGTAAGTGACAAGCCAATGGATACGATAAAAGCATTTAAGCAGAATAAGAGTGGTAATCTATTTGGAACTTGTGAAGATGATTATATAGATCAATTAATGAAGGGTGAATGATGGCAAAAGAATACACATTAAGAGCAGAAACAATAAATGACATTATAGATTTAATACCAAAGAATAGAATAGAAAGATTTTTAGAAGAACTTCCTGTATTTATTGAGTACGCAAGAAAGCACAGGACTCCAGATAACGAACACACAGAAGTTGTATGGACTGATGATAATTTAGAAAACATGACAATTGAGAAAGCATAATGACTTTAATATATAAGTTCCTAAAGTATTTCAACGATGCAAAGGCTATTAAAAAAGGCAAGGTCAAGGAAAGAATATATTTTAGAATATGGGCTAAAGGTTCGGGGAAATTGTTTAGTAAGTGGTTTAGATAGTTTTATAGAGTAGATAGTGGCTGAGTGGTTTAAGGCGCAAAAATGATAGAGTTAAAGAGTGATAATAAATTATTACCGAGGGTTCGAATCCCTTCTATCTATTCTTAGAGTTATAGTTTTAGTGAGTAGATAAAGTGGAGTGGTTTTGTAAAGTACAGCACCTAAAATAAAAAAACTTAAGGCGAGTCGTAATGCGCCAGTAATGTATCTACTCTCTAAAGTTATAAAGGATAAGAGATGACAAAAGAACAAGCACTAATAGAAAATAAAGATACTTGCTGTTTAATGAGCGATTCTTTAATTGAGCAAATATACGCAGACTTTAAAGAAGAAGGGTATAGACCAGATGAACACAATCACGAATGTATTAACTGCAAACATTGGAATACAAACGTAAGCAAGGGATATTGTGAACAATTACACATTTATCAAGATATCGGAGGATGTGGCGATTATTGGGAACATAAATAATGAATAAAGGTAAGTAATGGCTATATCAACTAAGAAGAAAAACATAATAATTGCTATGTGGAAAACTGGAGAATTTAAGAGTGCTACATCTATTGCGAAACACTATAAAATATCCACAAAAACTGCACAGAAAATTATATCTGAAACCTCCCAAGATAACGAGGCTATTGTAGATTTAGGTGTACAGTATGAAATGGCTAAAAAATCCACAAAAAATCCACACGAGATTAACACTATTGAAAAGGTAGTAGAAGAGAGGGTAAAGGCAAGTAACTTTATATATGATTTAACAAACCTAAACTTGGGTCAATTAGGCAAACACTTAACATCAAACAAAAAATTAGAGAAGATAAACGTAGGAGATGGAGTTCAAAACTTTGAAGAAGTAGGGCTTGGTACTAGTGATTATAAAAATGCACAAGAAACAATAGATAAAGCGTCTATAACATTAGGAGTTAATCAAAGACACGCTAATCAACAAATCAACGTAAGCACTCAAAACAATATGAATCAAGTAACAGAAGTAACAAAGGAAAATGTAAAAGAAACTTTGATCGAGTTTGAAAATGAGTATTAACGATCACGCACTAAAAGAAATACTAATACAAGACTTTACACGTTATCTTAGATGGAGCTTTAAAACAAAATACAATTCAAAGATAATACTCAAAGATTTTCATGTAGATGTATGTAATGCCTTAATTAATGTTTACCTGGGCTATACTAAAAAGCTTATTATTAATATTCCCCCTAGAAGTGGTAAAACTGAAATAGTAAACACTTTTATTGAGTGGACTTTCACAAAGCATCCAAACAGTAAATATATATTAACTTCATACTCTGATACATTAGTTGCTAATAGCTCGCAAACAATCAGAGATGTATTTAACTCATTAGAACACAAATCAATGTTTGGAATAGAAACTAAGAAAGATTCACAGTCTAAAAAGTTATGGAAGACAAATGCAGGAGGGGGAGTCTATGCAGTTTCAAGTTTCGGACAAATCACAGGACATGGAGCAGGTTTAAAAACGATGGAAGAATGGGGCGGTTGTATTGTAGTTGATGATCCACTTAAACCAGATGATTCTAAAAGCTTATTAAAACTTAACAATGTAAAAGACTGGTACGAAACAACACTATCAAACAGAAAGAATAACCCTAACGTGCCTATTATTATCATTATGCAAAGATTACACATGGAGGACTTAGTAGGCTGCATACTTCAAAACGCATTTAAAGACAAAGATGATTGGACATTTTTAAAGGTTCCTGCACTAAATGAAGATACTAATAAATCATTTTGGGAAGAGTATTATCCTGCAAAAGACTTATTAGTTATGAGAGATTCAAACAAAGGATATTTTTACTCACAGTTTCAACAAGAGCCAGTGATTAAAGGTGGAAATTTATTTAAATTAGCTTGGTTTAGATGGTGGACTGTGTTGCCTAAAATGAGATATAAATTCATAACAGCAGATACAGCACAAAAGACAAAAGAACAAAACGATTTTTCAGTCCTTCAATGCTGGGGTGTGTCAATGGATAGTGACATTTATTTGCTTGATATGAAACGGGGAAAATGGGAAGCACCTGATTTAAGAAAAGAAGCTAAATTGTTCTATAAGAAACATGATAATAAGATAAACGGTGCATTGAGAAAAATGTACATAGAGGATAAGTCTTCTGGTTCTTCATTAATCCAAGACTTCAAGAAAGATAAAATGAAGATAGGAGCTATACAAAGAAGCGTTGATAAAGTATCGAGAGCTAATGATACAGCACCACAGATTGAAGCAGGAAGAGTATATTTAAATGAAGATATAAAAGATATCAGCGAATTAACAGCAGAAGCTACAGCCTTTCCAAATGCCAAGCATGATGATACTCTTGATCCTATGATGGATGCAATTGAAATAGGTGTGGAGAAAAAAGGCGGGGGCGGTCTTATGGCTTCGATGCAGGATGATTAAATGCTATAATAGAAATAAAAAAAAGGAATTAATTTGAGTAATCATAATCCCTACAAATTAGCATCTATAAAATCTAATGACTCATTTCAAAACATCAATAAATCTTTAGGCACAGGAAAAGACCCAAGACAAGGTACATTCTTTGTGCGTGGGCTAAAGATAGACCAAAGAACAGCTAATAACCTTTACGTCACAAACTGGTTGGGCAGTAATGTTGTAGACGTTCCAGCAGATGAAAGCATTAAGAGTTGGAGAGAATTAAACATTGAAGATGATAATCAATTAAGTGAGTTTGAAAAAGAAGAAACTAGATTGAATGTCAAGGGAAGTTTTGCACAGGCTAGAAAATGGGCAAGTGTTTTCGGAGGTGCAGTTATCGTAATGATGGTTGACGATGGATTAAAACTAAGTGAAGAGCTTAATATTAATAGCATTAAGAAGGATTCTCTTAAAAGATTGCTTGTGCTGGATAGATGGGAAGTTAATGCTAACGAAAGAGAAAGAGATATATTATCTAAGAACTTTAACGAGCCTACGAGCTACCTTCATTCAGAATCAGGGCAAGAGATACACCATACAAGAATATTAAAATTTAACGGTGATAGTCCAACAATTAGAGAACTTAGAGAAAATAACGGCTGGGGATTATCTATCTATGAAAAAATAATGTTAGTTATCCAAGATGCAATGACTTCAAGCGATTTAATATCAGGGTTATTATTTGAGTCTAATATTGATGTTTATAAAATTGCTGGATTAAATGAAGCAGTAGAAGCAGGGCAAGACGAACTAGCAGTTAAAAGAATAAAGTTAGCGCATGAACTTAAAGGAACTATTAACGGGGTAGCACTTGATAAAGAGGATGACTTTATAAAAGTATTCGCAAACTTTGCAGGACTTGCAGAATTAGATAACGCTTACTTACAGAAAGTATCAGGAGCTTCAAAGATTCCTATGACTAAATTACTAGGAACTCAAGCGCAAGGATTAGGAAATAGCCAAATTGGAGATTTGACAAATTACTACGATATGATTTCCGCAATGCAAGAGAGAGAGTACAATCCGCATTTAAACATCTTGGATAAAGTTATGAGTCAATCTTTATTCGGTAGTGATATTGAAGTTACTTATACCTGGAAAGCATTATTTCAATTAACTGAGAAAGAACAAGCAGATGTTGAATTTACTAGGTCACAAAGGGATGCAGTTTATTTAACTAACAATGTAGTTAATGATGATATAGTTTTAGATGAATTAAATTCTAATAAGACTTATGGAGATATCTCAGAATTTATTAATGAGAATAAAGAAGTTGACAATGGAAGTGTTGTTGACTAATGGCTGAAATCAAATTAAAAGAGATAGCAACTAATAAAAACATCAAACGAATTCCAAATATAAAAGGCATCCAAGAGCCAAGAATCGTTGAACGTAAATATCTTAAAATGTTGAAAAGGTTAGTCGCTGAATTAAAGAACGATGTAAGAGAAAATATCATTCCTTTACTGAAAACCTCAACGCTTGACTCAAATATGACTACAGATGGAGTTGCTGAGATATTAGCTGCATTAAATAGATTAAGAGATAAGTTTTCTAATATAACAGGCTTTGCGGATTCTACATCTAATATAATCGTGGACCAAATAGAGCGCTCGAATAAATCTAAGTTCTTTACTAATGTTAAAAACTCAATCGGTGTGAACTTAGAGGATATAATTGCACAGGAAGGTCTTGGCGACATCGTAGCGTTGCAGAAGAATAAGAACGTGTCTTTGACAAAGTCTATCCCTCAGGAGTTTATTAAGAATATTGAAGTTGTTGTGCAAAATGGAATTAGCGAAGGATTATCTGTTAAGCAAATAACGAGCCAGATATCAGGCATTAAGAATATATCGTCAGTGTTTGGAAAACTTGAAAATAGGATCAAATTTATTTCACGTAATGAAGTTGAAACCATTAACGCTAACCTAAACAAAGCAAGACAAGAAAGCGTTGGAATCAGTGAGTATATATTCAGAACATCAAAAGATGAACGTGTGAGAGATAATCATAAAGTTATGGAGGGTAAAATTTGTAGATGGGATAATGCAACAGTTTATAAAAATAATATTAACGATACTAAGTGGTTAAAGCGTTCGAGTATTGGAGGTGTAGAACTGCATCCTGGGATTGATTTTAATTGTCGCTGTTTGTCGGAAGGGATTATCGACTAAAGGGATTAACCCTTAGTCTTTAAAGAATCTATTTCTTCGTTTGTTGCTAGTCTTAAAAACTTAAGAGGGCAACTGCTATATTCTGCGGTCATTGCATATCCTTTTTCAAAATAAGACCTCTGTATAATAACCATGCACCCACCTTCGGCAATAGCTAATTTCCCCACACAATCTTCATTCTTATACCAAGGCTTTTTGATTGGAATCAAGTTATATTCTTTAGTGCTATTGTCGAAATCATCATCAAATGTTCCATAACACCTTCCGTCTGTATTCCAACAAACTGGCTCGGCTAAATCTCCTAATTTTATATATCCCACAAATTGAGTTTCTGTTCCTTTAACCTCTTTCAATATCTCACACTCAAAATCAGGAACTTCAAATCCAAACTCAGTAAACTCTTCTTTTTTCAAGTCTTCTAAAGTCTTTTCGACTTCTTTAGGCTTTAATCTATAATCAAATCCTTCATTATATCCATCTATAAAACTACAACCATCTAAACTTAACCACTCTATCATCGCATTAAATTCAATCTTAACATCATTATTCAACAGCCAAGCGTTTAAAACTTCTTCGTGTTTTTTGCGGATAAGTTTATAATCTCCATTTCCATCATCAAACTTTGGGTATTCATTTATTCCAAACATTTCTGAATCCATGTGCATTGGATGGTCTTGCTTCCATTTTGACAACGCTATATAATTACCAGTGTTATATTTTTTCTCTTGTTCTAATACTAAATCCATATCCATTTTAAATCCTTTTATTTTATTCTACCAACTCCCTAAGAAAATTGCAATCATTTCGCTTGTTCTTTAGGGTTAGTTTTTGATGTGTTACTTTTGGTAATTAAATACTATCCCTCTTGTATTGTATATTCATATTCTTTTGTAGTTGGATTAAATCTTACAAAAATAAATCCACCTCTGTCCCAAACTTCTTTCTTTTTTTTGTATGTCATCTTCTATCCTTTTTATTTACTATACCACTACCCCAAACCAAAAGCAAGAATAAGTGGTATAATAAGAGAATAAAAAAACAAACATTACGAAAGGTAACATATGCCAATTAAAAAAATAATACTTAATGAAGATTTACCATTTGACGTAAAAGTCACAATGGGCGCATATGGTGACATGAGTACTATTGATAAGTTTGGTTTAAATAGCACCATTACAACGGGAAGTGCGCCTGAGGACGTATGGGAATCAGGAGGAACGTATCCTTTTAGTACTACTGCTGATATTGTAAGTCTAAGTTCTAGCAATGCAGGAGATGCGCAAATAATAACAGTTGTCGGTTTAGATGCTGATGGATTGCAAGTATCTCAACCTATTACATTAAACGGGCAAACAAGAGTAGCTTTAACTACGTCTTTACTAAGAGTTTTTAGACTAGAAAATGATAGTAATACAGAGTTGTTAGGTACTGTTTTTTGTTATTCTGGAACTACGAATGCAGGTGGTGTTCCTTCTGGTGGTTCAATTGAAAAGGCAAGAATTGAGATAGGCAATAATCAAACTCAAATGGCAGTAATTACAATTCCTAAAGATAAAGTTGGTTTCTTGTTTAGAGGCGAGATAGGTATGTCTTTTGAGGGGAACGCTGGGGCAGGCACAAACTTTGCAATGTGTTCTTACAGAAGCAGAAGACCAAACGGAGTATTTAAAGTTAAAAAAACAATTACACTTATAAATCACGCTTCAAGCATTTTTCAAGACACGCGATCATTTAAAGATGTTATCCCAGGATTGACAGATGTTAAAATTACAGTTGATGACGTTTCAGAAGATATGGGAATCTGGGCGACATTAGATATCTTGCTGGTTGATTCGACAAGCTTTCCAAATGATTTTTTGGTAGCAATTGGACAGCCAGTTTAAGGTAGGTTAAGAAAAAATAACATAAGGAAAATAAGATGGCGGTAATATACACAGACGTAGAAGTCACAGAGGTAAAAACAACAGTCGAAGTAGGAACTACTGGAACAATGATTCTAGAGAACAAAATAAACAAAGAAATAAACTACTCAAACGGAGTAGATGGGTTTAGGATTTTAAAAGCACATGATGATGTTCTTTTAGATCATAACGTTGATGTTTGGGTAACTTCTGGAACTACGGTTCTATGCGTACTTAAGGAGGATTAGATGCCATCAAGAACAGGATCATTAGGCGGGGGCGGGGGCGGTGGCGCTCCAGGAGGCTCTGGCTTAACAGCGGAACAATTAGCAGTCTTAAATAATCTTAGTTTTAACGAAGAGGCAAATGAGCTTTCTACAGGTGCAAGCTTAAAAGCAGGATTAAACTCATTTAGTCTTGGAGATATGCATACAATGAGCTCAGGTGGAGAAAATACTTTCTTTAAAAATAATAACTCAAACATACACTGGTTTCCTCAATGGCAAGGGGTTAGACAATATGATGGAGGTAACGGTTCTCTAGTTATTAATCCTTCTACTAGAATTTATTCACGCAATGGCGTACCCTTAGCTATTACACCTGCGGGCGCAACAGCTCATGCTTCTATCAATGTGACTTATACACAAGTATTAACTCTAACTGCCAATGAGTCAGTATTGAGACTAGAAGTTATCCTTGGAGAGGATTATATAGGCGAAATGGAATACACTTTAAGGGCGGATAGTGAAACAGGCACAGTTAAATTTTCACAAACAATTGCTGTTGATGGCGTAGAAGGTGATGCGTTGGAGTTCATATTTGACCATCCAGCAGAGTCATTAAGTGGCGATGTTATTGCTGTTAATATGAAAAAAGAGGATGGAAGTGCATTGCTAGTTAGAGCTGCTGCTTTTAACAATACATCGCCTTGGGTAAGAGTTACATTGCTAGAATTTGAAGACAAAGTAGATGGATTAAACCACATTTATTATATTACAGCTAATGAAACTCTTACTAATAACGGTACTAATATAGTGGATACTACATCTAACTCTGTACGTCTTTTTATAGCTAATGTTTTCAGAGGGTCATTTATAGTATATGATGCTAATGAAAGCTTTAATGTACAATCTCCTTGTACCGTTGCCTTTGGAGGAACGCAAGGAGATGCAGTATTGCAAACTAAGAACGATGCATATTTATTTTACTATGCAGATAATGAATGGAAATTTTTAGATTTAGCAACTAAAAAAGGAGGAACAGTATAATGTTTAAAACACACCCAGTGCCAAGTAGCGAGATAGATTTTGAACCACCAGTTATAACTAGTACTAGAGAAGCACAAGATAAAAGTTTGTTTATTGAGAGTGCAGATTATGGTTCTGAAAGCTTTGATGATTACTACCAATATATAATAGAAGTGTCTAATGGTTTCGTTTTCTTTGAAGGCGAAGCTAGTCCTACGAATGATATTAAGTTTTCACCTACTATTGATGGGGCAAGAACTCAATGGACTTCAATGGCACAAATTTGGGGAATTGATATTACAACGGGAGGCATCAAAGCAGGAGTGATAGATGGCAACCTTGCTATATTTCACAGAGCGGGTAATTATAGTACTACTCTTTGGAATATAGCTTTATTCGATAGTAGTGGTGACTTAGTATCCGATAACGTAACGGAAGCTACATCTCAGCTTATGGGCAGTGGGAATATAGGTAATAACGTAATTACACTTAGATACCACAACTCTTATGCCATAATAGACAAAAATGGGAATACTACAACTCCGCTTACTCCAATGCCCAATAATAATTTTTATCTAGAATTGATTTCTACTCCTACGGGATATATAGCTGTTGGGACTTCTTTGAATAATGCATCAGATTTGCCTACTCCTATTTATGTTTTAGATGCTAATTTCGAAGAAGTAATGAAAACGTCCACGCTTCTCAACTTTTTAAGTATTGCAGGAGGTATTAGCCCCGAAGACATATACTACACTCATTATAGTAATTTAAAAGGGACGGTGTATAATAAAAAATTATCAAGCTCAACATTTGGAGCATACGAGATTACGGGTAAGGGGCTAGGTATTATAATCGAAGAATCATCCAACTTAAAAGTGGATGGGGACATTTGTACTTGTTTCGCTATTGTCGATTCTGATACCATACGTGTGACATCAGCTACGGTGCTGAGTGAATCAATAGATGATGTGGTGCAAGTAATAACGGATGGCGCAATCATGAGGGCATATAATTATGACGGGGGCTTCATTTATGCCCTTAGAAGATCATAAATAGCTATGCTCTTAACTTACAAAGAAGGAAAACAATGAAAAAAGAAATACAGGCACTACAAAAAAAAGGGCATAGCGAGAGTTCAGCCCTTACTGTATGTAGCTGCAAATCAAAAGATACTGCAATTCAAACCTTTGATTACAATACTAACGATTTAGACTTTACTTCAAAGATAGATGATGAAACAGGATTCTTAAAAGTTAGTGCAACACTTGCAAGGACTGGAGTACAGCAATATTTAGGAATGGAATTGCCAAAAGAATTTGGACTTGATGCGTTTAAAATATATAACGTGTTCAGACCTAAAGAAGAGGTACTAAAGAAAGAAAGTCTGGACTCTTATACTAATGCAACTATTACAGATAATCATCCTAGTGAGTTCGTAACAGTTGATAACATAGGTCAATTAGGAAAAGGAAGTATCGCTTCTGTAAAGACTTTTAATAGTGGTGGTATTGATTTTATTCAAACAGATATGATTATCACAGACAAAGAAACGATAAAAAAAGCCAAAGACGGCAAAGTTGAATTAAGTCCAGGTTATTCTACAAGATACGAAAAGAAGTCTGGAAACTTTCAAGGGTTAGATTACGATTTCATTCAAACCGACATAATGATTAATCACATTGCCTTAGTAGATAAGGGAAGATGTCAAGGAGCTTGTAAGATAAACGACTCAATAAAAAATGTTATAATTAATTCGAAAACAAATAAAGAAAGGTTTACAATGTCAAAAATAAGAATCGGTGATACAGAATTTGAAGTATGTGACACTATTGCAGGTGCTTACGCTAATCTTCAAAGTAAAAATGAAACTTTAGACAAAGAATTTAAAGAGTTCATTAAAGAGAAGAAAGAAGAAAAAGAAGAAAATGATAAAAAAGACGGCGCTAAAGATGCTGAGATGGAAAAACTAAAAAAAGATAATAAAGACTTAGAAGAAAAAGAAAAGGAAAAAACAGGTGATGCTGATATTCATGCTCGAGTAATTGATAGAGCAGCTTTATTCTTACAAGTAGCTTCTTATATTGGTGATGCTGATATCTCAAAAATGAATGATGCAGATATTAGAAAATTAGCAGTTGGAAAAGTTTCAGATGCAGATTTATCTGAAAAATCAGAAGTTTATATTGGTGCAATGTATGATACTCTTATTGTAAATGCAAAGAAAACAAATGATTCGTTGATAGCACTTGGAAACAGTCTTTCAACAGATACAAAAGTTACAGATGCAAGAGCTGCATATATGACTAAAATCGCAGAGGGGAAATAAAATGGCAGTACAAACAGCATATACAAGAGAACACGTAGTTGGTTTTCCTGGTTCAATCGTTGATGCAGGATTAAAAAATATTATCACAAAACTTGCAGAAGGTGGCTCAATTGCTCCAGGACTTGCAGTAACAAGAGGAACACTTGACGATCAAGCATTACTTGCAACTGCAACAGCTGCGGAATTCGTAGGGATTACAACTTCTACAACAGCAGGTCAAGCAGACGGAACAGATGCGTTTGTTTACCAAGAAGATGATGCAATGAATGTATTAGAAACTGGTAGAATTTACGTTATTTGTGAAGATGCTTGTGTTCCAGGTGATGATGTTTTCTTTAGACATACAGCAGCAGGAAATGAAGTATTAGGTGCATTTAGAACAGATGCAGATACAGCAGATGCAGATCAAATCACAGGAGCGACTTTTGAAAGTACAGCAGCTGCTGGTGAAATCGCAATTGTTAAATTACCGTAATAAGAAAGGTTAATGATGAATAATAAACAAATGACTATGGATAGTGGATTGGCTTTTCTTGTTGGACAATTAGTTCACGTAGAATCAAAGCTTTATGAAGTAGAGTATGCTCAAATTACATACCCTAAAGTATTGCCAGTTTCTTTTGAAGCAGGAGAATGGGCTACATCAATTGAGTACTTCTCAATGGACGGTGCAGCAGTTGCAAAATGGTTAGGATCAAAAGCGTTTGATGTTCCTATGGTTGATTTATCATCTAGTAGAACAATTATTCCTGTTGAATTAGCTGGTATTGGTTATGACTATTCTTTAGAAGAATTAAGACAAGCTCAACACTTAAACAGACCTTTACCACAATTAAAAGCTAACTTAGCAAGACGTGGATTTGAAGAAATGACACAAAGAGTTGCAATGACTGGTGATGCTTCAAAAGGTTATGAAGGTTTTGTTAATAACTCAAATGTAACAGCAGCTTCTGTTGTTAATCCTGGTTCAGGAACAACGTGGGCAACTAAAACTCCAGATCAAATTATTACAGATTTTACTTCTGGATTAAATGCAATCTTTGAAGATTCTGAAATGATTGAAAGTGCTGATAGAGTTGCTATTCCACCAGAACAATGGGGATTGATTAATTCTACTCCAAGAAGTGCGAATTCGGATACGACAATTTTAGATTACATTGTTGCTAATTCACCTTACTTAAATTCTAAAGATGATATCATGCCATTGAACGAATTAAAAGGTGCTGGTGCTGGTTCTACTGATAGAATGGTTATTTACACGAAAAGTGAAGATAAAATCATTTATCATATTCCAATGCCTTTAAGATTTTCTGCTCCACAAGCAAAAGGTCTTGGTTTTGAAGTTCCTGGTGAATTTAAACTAGGTGGATTTGAAGTTAGATTTCCTGGCAGTCTCAGATATTTTGATGGCATCTAAGTAAGCTATTCTAAGGGAAAGCTAGTCGAGAGGTTAATCCCTCTCAACAATTTAAAGGAGAATTAAAGAATGAAACATATTAAAAACAATTCAAAGAACATGAAGATAATTAATCTGGAAGGTCGAAAGTCTATTAGGTTAATTCCTACTAAAACAGTTGAAGTATCTGATGAAGATTACAAAGAAGCTACAAAAGATAATAAAGTTGTTGCTGCTTGGATCAAAGACGGTGATTTAGAAATCGTTTCTGCACCTGTTAAAAAAGAAACAACTTCAAGAGAAACTTTAACAGAAGAATTAATTGCAGAATTAACAACTTCAAAGCTTAGTAAATACACATTAGATGAATTTATTGAATACGATGAAGATTTAAAAGACTTGACCAAGAAAGAGATTGTTGATCTTTTAAAACCAGAAGAAGACTAATAATCTTCTAAACTAAAAAAGGGAAGTTTAATCGCTTCCCTTTTTTAATATATCAACATTAAATCATCTTTTCTACTGATGATATCTTTTAACTGTAATATTAAATCAGCATCTTTCTCTTGTTTTTTATCTTCTATTCCTTTTAACAATTTTAAAACATCTTTGTAGTCTAGCATAGGACAATCATAATCGTCATTTATATAATTAAACTCCAGTTTTAATTCATTCATCGTGCTGTAAAAAGTTTCAGAATCATTTCTAAAAAGTTTACCTCCAAGATTATCATTCATACTTGTTCCCATTATTTATCCTTTTTCCTATCTCTTTGCCAAACTTCAAGGCGTTCTGCTGCATAACAAAGGAAGATAAATAATCCTCCAAATATTAAAAGCTCTTTCATTTTATTAATCCTAGTTTGTTTTCTTGAATTGTATCAATGATTTTAATATTATCAATCCTATCTGTACATTTCCCTAAATCAAATACAAATTCGTCTTCATGTGAAAAAGTCTTAATATCATATCTGCATCTATCACTATTCCAAACTACAACTCCATGATATCTACTACTTTTATGCTCTCCAAAACCTCTAAAGTCAAACTCAACAATTGAACTATCAGCATAAATCTTTTTACCGTTTATATCTGTTTTTCCTATGTAGTCATTTTCTTTATCTATTAACTCTACAAGTTTTGGGATATCTGAAACCAACACACATTTAGCCCTACTATCACCATCTTGGCATCTTTTTTTATAATCTATCCAGTTTTCTATAAATTCTTCCATTCTAAATCCTTTTAATTTTCTTTCTGTATTCTCTTCAATATTCCACCAAGCATAAAACAAAAGCCCACGAATCCAAATACCATCAAACCTAATCCAATCATCCTTCATCCTTTGATTACTTAATGTACTACGCTAAAACGGATTGAACCGCTTTAACTTATGCCTTGTTAAAAATATAACCTTGCTCTTCTAAATACTTGTGCAAAACCTCTGGCATACAATCAAACGTCATAAGCTCGTTAAATAATTCTTCTTGGCTAACTACGTTAATGCAAATATCTTCAACTGATAATTGATTGATAAAATCAGTTTCTACATGTTGAAGGTCTAATTTCACACTACCATCTTTTTGGTACGAATTAATTAATACGCTGTTGCATTCTATTTCTAAATTCATTTGTTATCCTTTATAGTGTATAAATCTTTTTTTAAATTGTTTAAATATAAATAAAGTTTTGAAGAAGGTTCATGAGATAACATTACATCCATGATGAATTCCTCACCGAAAGAAGTTTTATATTGTACTTGAGCCATCGGTACATAATCAGAAGTTAGTTCCCATTCTATTTGCAATGTATCACATATCTCTTTGTGCTTACTAGTGAAATCCTTATAACTTAAACCTTCTTCTATTTTAATCTCTTTTTTAATTGTAATCTTTTTCATCCATCATCCTTTAATTTAAATATATCCAATGATACCACCTACACAAAACAAAATCAAGAAAAATGATATAATTTAAAAACAAAATAATAAAACATTACGAAAGGTAACACCATGATTACAATAGCAATATTTAGGGTAAGATTCCCAGAATTTTCAGACTTAACAGATTATCCAGATACACGAATTCAATTATTTTTAGATGATGCAGGACTGATTGTCTTAGAGAGCAAATTTAACACTTTAACAGATATCGCAACATCTTATCTTGCCGCGCATTACTTGGCTGTAGGAGACAACACAACAGCAGGAGATACAAGTTCTGGCGGTTCAATTACAGCACGTGCAGTAGGTTCTGTTTCTGAAAGTTTTGGAAGCGCACCTATTAACAATTTAGCAGACCAATTACTAGGCTCAACTTCTTATGGATTGCAATACTTAAGATATAGAAAGATAGTAGGCACTGGAAACGTAAGTAGCATCTAATGGCAAAGAGTCGGGTAATTAATGGGGATGCAGGTAAAGAGCTTTTAAAGCAGATCAACAAGGCTAAGAAATTAGAAGTCGCAGTTGGTCTTCCTCAGTCAAAAGGATTTAAACCATATCCAGAAGGACTAACAACTTTAGATGTAGGATTAGCGCATGAATTCGGAAACCCTGCTATTGGATTACCTCAAAGAAGTTTTCTAAGAGCTCCATTTTTAATAAAAGACAAAGAGATAACAAAGACAATTGACATACAACTTGCAAAGGTTTTAGATGGAAAAGAAACAGCATTTAACGCACTTTCCAAAATAGGAGTTAAAGCAGTTGGAATAAGTCAAGGTGCATTTACTTCTAGGGGTTATGGCACTTGGGCAGATATTACACAAGAAACAAAAGACAATAAAGGAAGCTCACAAGTACTGATTGATTCTGGAATCTTAAGAGGTTCTATCCTTCATGTAGTGAGAAATAAAGGAAGCAAATGATACCTAATATGATGAACGTAGTTAAGAGATATTCTTTTCCCGTTACGCACATAACAACAACGCAAACAGTAGTAAATTATCAGCCAGTAATTGAAGAGGTCGCAGCAACCGTAAAAATGAATTTACAGCCAATGAAGCCAGATGAAATTATTAAACTAGGATATGACGTTAGTTTAAGATTTGTAAGGATATTTTCTTTGATTGAATTAGTCACTGGGGATTTTATAGAGCATAATGGAATTAGATATAAGATAATAAGTCCTGTTCCATATAGTGATTATGGATACTGGGAAGGATTCGGGGAGGAAGTTAAATTATAGAGGGATTAATTTCCCTCTATTTACTAGCTCTTCTATCGCAAGTTAAAACTTCTATGCAAAGCTCTTTAGGAATCATACTTCTTTGATAACTTCCTTTGAGTCCTTGCGTTCCAGTTTTACTACCTCTTGGCGCACTCTCATGATGACAATGATCAATAATATTACCATCTTTATCTTTTCTCTTATTATGACACATAGGTCTTGACTTCCATGCAGTATTGTTCGTCCACACGTCTGTTGGCTTAGCTCTCTTATCTCCATATTGACAATACCAAACTGTATTTCTAATTGGATGATTTTGCATCCAGGGCATTTTCCGCATCATTCCTCTAGGGTTTTCTACATAGTAAACAAACTCAGGATTTATCTCTTTGATTTTCTCGAATAGTTTTAAAAATGCTTTATTGACATTATCACACTTTGGAATAATACTATCAGTTCTATGAGTACTACAAGCAGCAATTGTATATGTTGTGCAATCTGGAGAAGCCCATGCCATATCAGGAATAAAAGGAAGCATCTCTATTGTTAAATTTTCTATATCAATGGCTAAGTCGATACCTTCAAATTTTTCCCAATCAACACTAAAGACCTCGTGACCTAGTCTTTCAGCTTCTTTTCCTATAGATCTACTTCCTGCAAACAGTTCTAATACTTTCATAATCATCCTTTAAATTCTTATATAAAAACTATACCATACCCCAAAACCAAAACAAAGAAAAAAGATATAATAAGTAAAAGAAATAACAATATGATACAAAAGGTAACTTATGATAAATGTATTAGTAGCAAACTATGTAAGAGATGTTTTACAATTCGATGAAACTAAAATAATAATAGGAAGATTAAACTTCATTCAAGACAATTATTCAACAGATAGAATTTATATCGACACTTTAGCACCTAGACAAAATTTAGGATCGAATGAAAACTTTGACGGTGATTTAGAAACGATGAAATACATTACAACTTTCAAGCAGGTTTTCACAATTGATTTTATAGGTCCTGCACTTGATACAAATGTAAATGATTTTATAAACCTTCAAAATAGTGAAAGAGCAATCTTGGCTTCGGAAGAAAATAGTATAAGAGTTCTTTTAAGTAACAATATAAACAACGTGAAAGACTTAAAGGGAAAGATATATTACAACCGTACACAATTAGAAATTATGGTTACGTTCTCAGAGCAAACAGAAATTGATGTTCCTAGATTCGACACAGCGCAAACTGTTTTAACGATAGACTTATAAATGATATAATAAGTTTATAAAAAATAAATATAGGAGTTAATAATGAGCGTAGATATTTCAAACGTAGTTAATGTTCAACTATTCGGACAAGCAACCGCTGCACAAGCTGCAAACGTAAATGTTATCGGATTGTTTACAGCAGAAACAGCAATAGGAAAAGTTGATAATTTTCAAAGAGCAACTAGATACTTTACAATTGGAGATGTAGAAACAGACTTTGGAACAACTTCACAAACGTATCAATTTGCACAAGCATTTTTCGGACAACAACCAAACCCAGTAAGTGCGGACGGTTATTTAGTTATTTCACATTGGAGAGCAGTCGACTTTAACGCACCAGCGACTTCTGGAGTGTTAACAGGTGAACAAGTAAGCTTATCAGTTGTTTTACCAACTTTACAACCAATTACAGATGGAAGTTTTGACATTGATGTTGATGGAACTACAGAAAACATTACAAATTTAGATTTTGCAACAGCTGGAACTTTAGCAGATATTGCAACAATTATTGACACAGCTTTAAGTGGTGCAACTGCAACAGAATCAGATCAAAAGATTATTATTACTTCTGATACAACAGGCGTAACTTCTTTATTAACTTTTGCAACAACAGCAGTAACTGGAACTGATATTAGTCAGATTTTAAAACTAGCAACTGGAACTGGCGCAACATTAGTACAAGGTTTGGCAGCTGCCGTATTAACAGCAGAATCAAAATTACAAGCAGTTACAGCAGGTCAAGCAGTAGAAAATTTTATCTCATTTGGTTTTATCGACAATCCAATAGATGCAGATTCTGAAATCTTATCTGATTATGCGCAAACTCAACCAGACAAAATGTACTGGGACGTATTTACAGAAACAGATAACTTATTAAAAGTAGCTGGTAATGTTGTATGGACTGATATTGTACTGGCAAGTAACAAGCGTACTCAAATGGTTTATAAGCCAAATGGAAATAGAGCTTCATGGCTAGCAATGGCTGCAAGAGGTCACGTAGTTAAATTCAATGCTCAGAAAACAGCAAATACTTTAGCAAATAAAGAATTAAAATTAATTACTCCAGATGATATTTCTGAAACAGATTTAAGAGCAGCGGAAGAAGTTGGAATGAAAGTTTATACAACTGTTAAGAATGTTCCTAATTTATTTGAAGCTGGAAGAAACTCATACTTTGACGATGAATACAATACGATTGCTTTAGTAGATGCAATTCAAACAGATTCATTTAATTTATTGCATTTGACTAATACAAAAGTTCCTCAAACAACTCCTGGACTTTTACAGATTACAGATTCAATTAAAAAGACTTTAACAAGATTTGTTACTAATGGGGTTATTGCTCCTGGTACTTGGACACTTCCCGACCGTGGAGGAGATTTAAACGTATTTGACAAAGAGATAGAATCAATAGGTTATTACGTGTTTCCAAATCCTTTATCAAGCCAAACCGTGGATGAACGCGCACAAAGAAAGACTCCTCCGATTCAGGTTTTCTGTAAATTTGCAGGTGCATTTTCTAGTATAGATATTATTCTGAACATTAATCTTAAGCAAAACAAAACAAGGAACTCACAATGGAAACTACTAAAATATGCAGAGAATGCAAAATCACAAAATCAATAATAGAATTTCATATAGATAAAACTTTTACAGATGGGCGAACATGGAAATGTAAAGCTTGTATAGGTATTCAAAGAGAATTATATAAGAGAACAAAAGAAGGTCATATTACTTGTCTGTATGGCTCACAGAGAGGCAATTCAAAAAGAAGAGGTCATAAACCACCTTCTTATACTAGATCAGAGCTAGTAAGTTGGTGCTTAAGCCAAGAAAATTTTCACATTATATATGATAAATGGGTTGAGTCAAATTATAATAATCTACTTGCTCCTAGTATCGATAGGAAGAATGATTATAAAAGTTATTGTTTTGAAAATATACAGTTAATGACTTGGGAAGATAATCATATCAAAGGGCATTGTGATATAAAAAATGGAGTCAATAATAAAAATAGCAAAGCAGTTCTTCAATATTCAAGAAGTAATGTTTTTATAAGTGAATACTTTTCTTCAGCAGAAGCACAAAGACAAACAGAAATAAACAAAAGTCATATTGGAAGTTGTTGCAGGTATAAGCGCAAGACAGCAGGCGGTTTTATTTGGAAATATAAACATGTTATAATTAAAGAAATTAATTCACAAGGATAATACATGACAGTATATGACACAGTAGGCTCAACCTTCACTCTAAATGAGAGACGATTTACAGACTTCATGGAGGGAGATAAAATCTCTATTGAATTCCCTAATCCTGTTAGCTCAAAAAGAAGAGGTTTAGAGGGTAACTATAACGCTTCAAAAACATCAAATGGTGGAGAAGCGAACATAACAGTAAACTTACTAAAAGCATCTGGTGACGATTCATTTTTAAATGATGCGTTAAATCAAGAATTGCCAGTAGTTCTAACGGGTTCTTTCCAAGCTTCTTTTGTTCGTGACGGATCAGCAGGAATCGACTCATACGAACTACAAGGCGGTACGATAACTACAAGACCTACACAAGTTGACAACAGTTTAGAAGGTAATGACCTTATGGCATACGTGATAAACTTCGCATTAGTTAGACGATCAGTATAGATTAGGATTTCCTTCTCTATACAACAAACAAAAAGGATGAATATGAAACTCTCAAAAGAAGACTTAGAAGAAAAACGATTAAAAATCTTAGAAGAAACAAAAAAGATTATTGACAGCGGAACTATTGAAATTGGTGAAAACTCTTACACTATTCAAAAGATGGATTTTAGAAAAGGTAGAAAAGTTTTTACATACTTCACAAGCATCCAAATGAACTTAACAGTAGGTAATTACTTATTTATGCAGACTCCAGAATTCGCAGAAGTAGAAGAACTTATCTGTCAGTATATAGATTTCAACAAAAGCTCAATTAAAGCAATTGGAATAGATAAGCATTTTGGTGATAATATGAAAGACTATGATCCATTAATGCAAACTTGTTTAACGGTTTTCAGCTTCCCTTTTCTTCCAGGAGTAAATGGGAAGTAGAAGGGTTTACTCCCAAGAAACATAAAGACCTACTAAAGGAAACCAACATTGAAGACTCTAGTTATATTTTAATCATGTTAGCAGATAAAGGAATCGACACCTTATCCAACTTAGAAAAATACAGTGCTAAAGAAATCCTAGATGCTTTAGAGTTTTATCAAATTCAAGCAGCAATGCAGCAAGTTATTAGCGAGAGGGATTAAATTTCCTCTTGCTTCTTCTTTCTTTTGGATATTTTCTTTTTATACTTACCTACAAAATGATTGCTTCTATCTTCTCTACTTCTATAATGCGCTTCTCTTTCTTCTTTTGTCATATGGAAAATTCTTTTACTTTGCTTTGGAATCTTCTTTTTATTTTTTATCTTATCGTTTAATTTTTCCCCAAATAAAAACATACTAAATCTATTATCATCTAACCTATGATGCATAATAATTCTCATTTTCTGGCTTTCTTTTGTAATGAATTTAACTTTTACATTTACCCATATTAGGAAAAGTGAGATATCTACAAAATCATAATCACTTGAAATTATTATAATTCTGTCATAAAATTTATAATATCTTCTTGCCATTCTTATTATAAACTTATCAGCTGTATCTTGATTCGTCTTATGAATAATAGCGTTCATTTTATCGCATGAATTTTTTTCTGTATATCCAAGCTCTCTTTTTGACACAATGATAATATCATCTTCTTTTTGTATTTGACTTTTAAATAATGGATAACATCGTATTGATATATTTTCAATATCCCATAGTACAAGAGTTTTCATCTTTCATCCTTTAATTATCTGTTTTCTATTACCCATTGACAAGCTTCAAAGAACAATTCTTTGTCAAATAATTCTAGTCTGCATTGGTTAAAAACTATATTATCTTCCTTAAAGACTTTGACGCAATATCCATACTCAATTACTCTAAATCCTTCGCCCATTGCCCACACTTTACATTTATGTGTTACTTCGTGTATATTAATTGTATCAGAGAAGTGGTCTTCATCTTTCATATAATCTGCAATTATTGTGTTCTTATCCTCATAAGTTCCAAAACTTGCAAATCTAATATTAAATACTTCTTTGCCTAAAATTTCCCTCATTAATTGTTTACTAATCATAATCATCCTTTAAATTTTGGTACTTAACTATAACAAACAATCCAATCAATTACAAGAAAAATGCTATAATTAAAATAAAAATTAACAAGACATTACGAAAGGTAACATATGGCACAAGTAACAGAACTCGTAACTTTATTTAAATTTAGTGGGAGTACGAAGCCATTAGAAACTTTTAACACTTCAATGGAAGATGCAATTGGATTAATTACTACTGGCGCAACAATATTCGCAGCAGGAGCAATCGCACTTAATGCTTTTGTTGTTTCTTCTTTAGCTGGTGCAGATGCTCAAGGACAACTTGCAGCGACAATCGGTGTAACAGTTGAAGAAATACAAAAACTTGGATTCGCTGCTTCTGTAAACGGTTCTAGTTTAGAAGATATGCAATCCTCACTTGAAGGTTTAAATGAAAAAATTGGTGAAGCTGCTATTCAAGGAAGCGAAGCATTTAATCGCTTAGGAATAAATATAAGATTCGCAAACGGTGAAGTTAAAAAAGCTGATACAGTTTTAGCAGAAGTAGGGCAAAGATTTAAAGCATTGAATTTAAGCGTAGCAGAGCAAGGAAGACTTTTAGGAGAGCTAGGAATCAATAAGAACCTCGCACAGACTTTAAGACTTACAGCTAGTGAAATGAAAGCCTTGAAAGATGAAGCAGAAGACTTTGGGATAATTACAACAGAACAAACAAAAGAGATTATAGAATTTAATGACAGTTTAACTAGGGTCGCTTTTGGGATGGATTCTTTGAGAAAAATTATAGCAATTGGATTAGGACCACAAATGACTAATATAAGCGATGATTTTATAGTTTTCTTAAAAGCTAATAAAGATTTAATAGCAAACGGAATCGGCAAAACTTTTGAAGTGATAAACGCTGGACTTGGTTCTTTGTTTAGAGTTGGAGGTGCTATTCTTGATTTAGTAGATAATACTATTGGCTTGAAGAACGCAGCAATTCTTTTAACTGGTGCGGTCCTAGTATTAAATAGGGCAATGTTGGCAAACCCAGTTGTGTTAATAACTACGGGGATAATCGCTTTATTCTTAGCAGTAGATGATTTAATAGTCGCTTTCCAAGGTGGAGAGTCAATCATTGCAGACTTCTTTAAAAATGCTTTTGACATTGATATAGTGGATAAGTTAACAAGTGGAATTGATATTTTAAAAGATGCGCTAAAAGATTTATTAATATTTTTCGCACCTGTATTAAAAGGTATTAATACGATATTAGAACCACTTGGGAAACTTGGAGAAGCAATAGGATTTGAAAATATATTTACTAATGCAAACGCTGGACTTGATAATCTAGTGGCTGGTAGCACTTCAAACGTATCTAATAGCACGAGTCAAGCAGTTACTATTAATATCACAACAAGCGACCCACAAGCAGCAGGGGCAGCAGCAGCACAAAGTATTAAACAAGAATTTGATTTAGTTAAAAGCAGAAACAAGAGAGGTAATTTTTAATGGCAATAGGTGTATCAAGTATAAGCGGTGTAGATAATCCTTTTGCATTAACGCAAGAAGCGATTAGCAGCACGTTAAATAATATCGTAAACGTAAGTGATGATGAAAATATCGGAATTGGAGGACTGTTATTAAATTCTGTTACAGCAGAAACTATCACAAAGAAACAGACTCTAACAACAAACCCAGTTGAAAGCGGTGTTAAAGTTTCAGACCATATCATTAAAGACCCAATACTTTTATCCGTAGTTGCACAAGTAGGCGATACAGATATAGATATTGACAAAGGATTAAACGCTATCAATAAAAGATTATTAAGCGCACTTCCAAATGTAACAGCTTTTTTACCAAAGAGAACGGCTACACAATTGACTAAGGTTAGTGGATTAATAACTCAAGCAAACGATCAAATCAATAAAATTCAATCAGTACTTGAAAAAGCAGGAAACATTTTTGATTTATTTAGTAAGTCAGTACAAGAAGAACCATTACAAAAACAAGTGTCTTTATATTTTGATTACTTATTTACTTCTTCACAGCCAATACAAATACAAACAAAGCACAAGATTTATAATAACATGGTTTTGATTTCACTTCCAGAAGAAAGAAGCGATCAATTTTTAACAAACTTTAATCTAGTTTTTCAACAAGTTACTTTTGCAGAAACGCAGGTATTAGAAGTTGCAAAGTTCTTTAAAAAACCTTCTGGACAAGCAGCACCGCAAACCTCACAGAAAGAAAACGGAGGAAAACAGCAAGGCGAAGATGTGCCGAAGAGTTTAGCAACAACAATTATAGGACTTTTTAAATGAAAAAATTAAAAATAAGTGGCGCAGCAAGGCAAGAGTTCTTCGTAGACGTTGAAGACTTCACTTTAAGATTTGACTTAAGATTCTTTCCAATGACAACCTCATGGACTCTCACATTAGATAGAGGAGAAACTAGGATTGTTTCAAACAGAAAGCTAAGTTTAGGGAATTTTATTTTAAGCGTGAATAACCAACCGTATGACATTGCATTAGTAGATAATTTAAATACTGGAATTGATCCGTTTAAACAAGATGATTTTTCAGAAGATAGAGTTTCTTTCTACTTATTAAACAGAGAAGAAACAGCAGAGATAAGAGGGTTTGAAGTCGAATAGCTAGAGGGGTTTAATCCTCTAAAGTTTAATCTTTTCATATTTTGTTTTTTTAGCATAGATATAAGCAGAAGGAACCTTATACTCTTTAAAATTAACAATACTAAAGCTAACTTTAATTAATTTATTGTCTTTCTCTCTTCTTCCTTTAATTACTTTTCCATTTAAAGATATTGTGCATAACTCAGGAGTTAAAGGATTAATGTTTTCAATAACATATCTTGCATCTTCTATTAAAGTTACACCTATTTTTTCATATCCTAAAACTGTTGCTTTAACTAAACTTCCTATCTTAATCATTTCAAATCCTTAATGTTTTTCTATATAAACTATAACACACATCAAAACAAAAAAATACAAAAATGCTATAATTAAAGTATAAATTTAACAAAGATTACAAAAGGTAACATATGTCAAGACTTGGAAGAACCTACTCACTTATAATTAGATTCTCAGAAAACGATTTAATAGAAATAAATCCAGAGGGTGTAAACATCGAACCTCTTAGAATTATATTTGAAGGGGAAAAATCAGCAACAGCACAAGGAATAAATAAATTAAACTTACAAATTTATAACCTTGAAAAAACAAAGCGTGATAGAATATTTAAAGATAAAGAAAATCGAATGGATTACTTTCAAGTTATCTTAAATATAGGATATAACAACTCTCAAAAAAGTACAGTTTTTCAAGGCGATATATTTCAAGCGTTTACTGAGAAGAAAGACAATGATTATATTACTAATATTATATGTGACTCTGGAGGATTTGACTATAAAAATTCTTTCACAAGTAAAACAGTTACAAGACAAGATGTAGTAATAGACCAACTTTTAGAAGATATGCCAAATACTAAAAAGGGTGTTATTGATTTAAAAGGAATTGAATTTCCAAGAGCTAAGATTCTTTTTGGTGCAACGTTTGATATTATAAATGCAGAAGTTGGAACAGATGCGAACTGGTTTATTGATGATGAAAAGTTATATATATTAAAAGATAATCAAATCCTAGATGATATTGCAGTAGTAATAAGTGCAAGTACTGGGATGCTAGGAGTTCCTACTCGTGCGAATACATTTGTAGAAGCCATTACACTTTTTAACCCCATAGTGAGGCTTAGAGGACTTGTGCAGTTATCATCAATAGAAGCTGAGAATCTAAACGGATTATACACAGTAGATACAATTAAATACAAAGGCGATACAAGGGGCGAAGATTGGAAACAAACTTTAACGCTTAGGTCTAATACTAATTTTGAGGTGAAAAAATAATGGCAGTTTTAAACGATACAGAATTACAAGACTTAATTCAAACATTAATCAATGAAAGAATCTTAAATATTAGAACGACTACAATTGGAAGGATTAGCAAGATAAACGGAAATACAATAAATGTTTTGCCTGTTATAAATGCAAGTGTAGATGGAAGAAGCGTAAGACTTCCAGAGTTTATAAACGTGCCTTTTAAGACTATTCAAGGTGGAACAAGTTTTATAATCATGCCTTTAGCCGTTGGGGATTATTGTTTGCTTCATGTATGCGAAAGAGATTTCGATAACTGGTGGCTAGGAGAAAACTACAAAGTACCTAGAGAATATCAAATACACGACTACTCAAATACTATTGCAGAAGTTGGACTTAACAATACTAAGAATCCAATTCAAGTACCTATTGATGGAAGAATATTAATGAATGGAGATGTCAACCAGGTGGGAGATTATTTTCATACTGGAGATAGAGAACAAACAGGAGAATTTACATTAATAGGAAACCTTGAAAACACTGGGAATATAACAACAGATGGAAAGTTGACAAGTGACACTTTAAATGTAAACGGTCAAGAGGGAGTATCTGGAAATTTTACAAGTGGAACTTTAACCATAACTAATGGGATAGTTACAAACATAGCATAAGTTATATATGATATAATTAAAACAAAAAAGGCTCTATTTTGGCAATCACCGTAAGAGGTCTTGATGAAAACTTAGATTTTAAATTCGGACAAAGCAGAGCTGTATATCAAACCAAAGACAATGCAATAAAACAAAACGTAAAGACCAGATTACAGTCATTTAAATTCGATTGGCTATTTGATGAAGATGCAAATATAGACTGGTTTAATATCTTAGGTCAAAAGAATAATAAGAATACAATTGTCGAGAACGTAAAAGTAACCACATTAAATACAGACGGTGTAGTATCAGTCGATAACATAGAAGTTTTAGACGAAAAGAATAGAAATTTACAGATAATTGTACAATTCACTACTATATATAATAAACAATTTACAGAGGAGGTATTACTTAATGGCAATTAATATAGATTCAACAGGTATTAATATTGATACATTAGACCAGAGAATAGAAGAGTTAAATACTGAAATGAAAGTAATTTATGGGGATGATATTAATTTAGATCAAGACACTCCAGACGGCCAAATGATAGGAATTCACTCTAAGCTAGATATTGATATCCAAGAAGCAGTCGCACAAGTTTATGACTCACGTGACCCAGATACAGCACAAGGAGTATCTTTATCTTCTATTATGAAATTAGCAGGACTTACTCCAAATCCTGCAACAAAATCAACTGTCAACTTAGACATAACAACTTTAGAAAATAATATTACTCTTACAGCTGGTTATACCATAGCAGATAATTTAAGCCAAAACTGGGTTATTGATGTAGAGACTTTAATAGCAACCGCTGGAACTCAATCCGTAAGTTTTATCGCTGAGAACTTTGGAGCAGTAGAAGCACAAACAGGAACAATTACAGCACCCGTAACTATTATTATTGGAGTTGATACGGTAACAAATCCACTTGCTGCTACTATTGGGCTAGATGAAGAAACAGACCCAGAAGCAAGAGTAAGAAGAAACAAATCTGTAGAAAAACCTGCAAAAAGTTCTATTGGTTCAATTTTAGGAAGTCTTTTTAATGATGTCGATAATGTTGTTGATGCTATAGTTTACGAGAATGATACAGATATTGATAATACAGTACTACCTTTAACAGCTAGGACTATCTGGGCTATCGTAGAGGGCGGAACAGATGCAGACATAGCGGAAGTACTTGCAAAGCAGAAAACACTAGGAGCAGGATTTAAAGGAAGTGCAACAGCTAACTTTTCGGAAAATATTACAAAGCCAAATGGAAGCATAAGAGTCGTAAACAATGAGGTTAAATTTGACAGACCTGATTTAATAAATATTTTCATTAATGTAACTCTTACAAGAAGACAGCCAACAGATGTTATTGATGAGCAAGCCGTTAAAAACTCATTAATACAAAGAATTTATAGTATTAATGAAGATGGAATTGTTACGGATCTATATGCGAACGTATATGCTGGAGGAACAAACTTCACTGCTTCGGCTTTGGAATTAAGTGATGATAACATTACATTTGAACCAGTAATATTAGAGGCTGCTGCTGCTGCTAAATTTGTAATAACAGATGCGAATATTAATATAACGGTGGCGTAAAATGACTTTAAAGGAAATATACTTAAATCTAATAATCTTACAATACAGTGATAAGCCAAAAGCAAAGGCAACTATCGAAGCGTTGATTAAAGATGGTTTAGCTTCTGCTGATTTAATAGAGGTCTTTAATGATGCTTTTGATTTAGACTTAGCGATTGGGGCGCAACTTGACATCCTTGGTAGAATTATTGGATTAAGCAGGACTGTTCCTTTTATAGTTCCTAAGATTTACTTTGGTTTTGCAGGAAATCCCAATGCTGAAACATTTAATAAAGCTCCTATTTTGGATGTAACACAAGCTTCTTTTACTGACTTAGAATTAAATGACACAGATTACAGAAAGTTTTTAAAAGCAAAAGTGTCTAAAAATTTTGCATCAAATACCATTGCAAGTAATGAAAAAATATCAACAAATGAAGCTTTAAACTTCTTATTTGATGGTGGAGCTTATGCAGTTGATGGGTTTAACATGAACTTTACGGTAATGATTGAAGACACTGTTGATACTTCTTTATTGACTTTTGTAAATGCTTTAGATTTAGTTCCGCGTCCTGCAACAGTTGGAATAGGATATAAATCAATAGGACTAAATACGTTTGGATTTGTAGATAATCCAAACGCTAAAACATTTAATGAAGGTGTAATAGCACAATTTATAACGGTATAATATAAATAAAAAGAAAGGTTACTCATGGCAGAAATAAGAATAAATAAAGACGTTCCTATATTTGGGGAAAATGCACTTGCTGGAGAAATTAAAGAATTCGGAAATTCAACAGACAGTACGGATATAAATGAATTATTAAGTACTGCAGAAGCAGAAAGAGGATGGTTCTTTTTAGGCGTTAATGATTTTCCAACTAAAGAACAATTTAACGCTTATGCTTTTACTATGTCTAAACTAATGAAATATCTTTATGAAAGAGGTGTTGCGGAGTGGAATACTAATGTTAATTATCCTGTTAATGGATGGGTGTCAGGAAGTGATGGAAATTTATATAGAGCAAAGATTGCACAAACTGGAAATGATCCAATAGGTGATGATGTAAACTGGAAGCAAATAACATTTACCGCAACGATTACAGGTACGGCAACATTTACAAATGCAACTAATAATATTAATTTAATAAATATAGGAAATATTGGATTAGAAATTGGTGATGTAATTACAGTTACAAATTCAGTATCAAACGACCAGGATTATACAGTTGAAGTAATTACAGATAATGATAATATTATTGTTAACGAAGCACATGCAGGAAAGTTACGGACAACACCAGACTTTGCAGAAAAGGCATTAATAAGTGAAATTAGTACAGCAGGAGTGACGGTTGCACTACTAGCTAAATGGTTTAACGCACCTTTTGACCTAGGACGTGGGTGGGTTGATGTAAAATCAATAAGAAGTGTAAATACTTTATTCACAAACCCTACAGGGAGAGGAATGAAAGTTTCAATGAGTGGCAATATAAGCATAGTTAGTAATGCCTTAAGAATAACAATAGGCGGAAGATTTGTATATTTTAGTACAGCCATAGGGATAGCTGGTGATACAGCAGGGATTGCAGAAATCGTAACAAAAAATAGTAGTTACAAAATAGAAGCTTCTGGGGGTGTTGTGAGCTCAATATCCGCATGGTCAGAATTAAGATAAAAGGAAAATTATGAAATATTTTATAGATTACGATGACTCCAATAACGAAATATTAGGCTTTTTGACTAGTGACACAAAATCACAAAATCAAGGAATTACACAAGAAGTATCTCGTGTTCAATTATTAGAATCGCAAAAGTTTAATAAAATTGTAATTAATGGGGATAATATATCTTTTGAAACTTTTGATTTTAGAACACAACAGGAAATTGATGAAGAAATAGAATCTAAAAAATGGGATGATTTTGACACATTCAAAGAAACTTTACAAGTGACAGTTGATTCTGGAAGTACATTTTTAGCAAGTCCTAAGAATTTAATGATTTGGATTATTAAAACTCATGGAGAAGGTGCATCAAAACTAGAGCCTTTATGGGTTGAAGATTGGGATACTTATATAGATGTTCCAATGTCAGACTTTACAGAAGCAATCTCAAAAGCAAACAAAGCAATTGATGATAAACTTATAGAAATATTAGGAGCATAAAATGGAAGATTACGAACATATAAGAATGTTACAAGATTGGACTCTTCCTGTAAGTGGAATAGATGGACTTCCTGTTGTTTTAAAAAATGGGGAAGTGATTGATTCACACGCCAGACTAACTACTGGAAACATGAATTCCTTAATTGACCTAGGGCTTGCAGCACAAGCACCAGCGATAAATAAAATTAATATAACTTACAATGTAGATATCGGTTATTGTATCGGCGAGCAATGCACAAAAGACGGTTCAATATGGAAAGCCAACAAAGATACAGGCACAGGATGGACTGCTGCAGATTGGGATATTGTAGTACAAGGAGCATAATAACTTTTATGCTACAATAATAACAAAATAGCCATGAGGGAAAAGGAAAGATTTTGACGGATGAAGCTGTGACTATTCACATTACTAGACAAGAGGAGATAAACATCAAGCTTACCGATGCTATCACTTTTATGTCTAGCACTATGAAAGCAATGTCTAAAGATGTAAAAGAAATAAATATTTCACAGCACGAGCAAAAAGTCTTACTAGAAAAAATGAATAACATGGATGATAAAATAAACCATAATAACGTTACCGTTCATAAAAGATTAGACAAAATAGAAAAAACAATAGACAAAGAAATCCAAGAAATCAAAACAGAACATATTAATCCAATAAAAACATCTTTGGATTATGCATGGAAATTTATTTTTTCAAAGCTTTTTGCAATGGTAGTGTTTATGGCAATTGCAATATACAACTTGGTATTAAAATGAAACCCTATGTTTTTTATCCAGTAGTTATTTTAATTTTAATAGTCACCTTATTTGAAATATTTATGGTGTTTGATGGCATAGAAAGAGCAAGAGTAAAAGTTAGAGCAGGAAGAACTTCCAAGCCTATGAGGGGCAGAAAAAGAGAAGACTTATCTAACGATGAATGGGGCAAACTTAAAGGCGAAGAACTTTTAAATAAAATTGAAGATAAAGAGGAGTGGTGATGAAAAACTGGAAAAGCTTTATAGCATTTTTTTTATTCATAGTTGTTTATGGATATACAGTATTTAAAGGTGAAAACCCTGATACTATCTGGAACACAGGATTAATAGCATTAGTCGCATTTTTAGCGATTATGTCACGTTCTGATATTGGAGCAAAATTATTTGAAGTAGTGGCAGATTTAATCAAAAAGAAAATGAGTTAATATGTTTGCTTTAATAAAAGGTTATAGCTCTATGTTTATAGGTGCAATAGTTTTAGGTGTCTTGGCATATATTAAATATTTAAGGTCTTCAAATGAAGAGCAGCAAGAAAACATTATAAGATTAAAAAAAGAAATCATAGTAAGAAAAGAAGTTCAAAAAGATGAAGTCAAAAGAGCCATCTTTGAATCAAAACAAAAATCAAGATCAATCATTTTAAAAGATTTTGAAATAAGTTTAGACGAGATAGAAGCGGAGGCAAAAGAATATGAAGAAAATAATCCTGATATCAATCTTGATGATTTTAAGTCTATCAAGTTGTAGCGCAAGAATTGAATACGTATATATCAAGCCAGAGCCTTTTGATTTCAAAGTAAACGAATTACCCAAAGAAAGAGAGATAAGGGTTCATCCTAGAGATATGGAACTTTACAAGGGATATATCACTCAACTAAGAAAGCATATTGATTTTTATATATTACAAATAAAAGATTATAAAGAATCTTTCACTAAGGATAATAAATGAATTTTTTCAAGAAAGAAGAATTCTCATGTAAAGACGGATGCGGTGTAAATAATTGTAGTGCTGATTCTTTAATGATGATTGATGAAGCTAGAAGATATGCAGGAATTCCTTTTAAAATAAATCGTGCAGCAAGTTGCAAAAAGCATAATAAGAGAGTTGGTGGATCAGATACTTCTTCTCATATTGCAGATGAAATAATTGAATCAACCGCTTATGATATTAGCTGTACAAATTCAAGAGATAGAATGATAATTGTTAAATCTTTATTTGAAGCTGGTTTTAATAGAGTAGGAATTGCTAAGACTTTTATACATGCAGACAAAGATAATAATAAACCTGCTAATGTTCTCTGGGTATATTAAAAAAGGGAAGTTGTGAAACTTCCCCTAGAAATAAATCACCGCCTTTCTTAAATGTCTCCGCCATCTATTAAGCAACCAAGTAATCGTAACTTTTTCAAATTAATCCTCCTTTTAAGTTTTAATATACAATTATATCAAAATCATGCTATAATCTTTCAGTCTTTCTTAAAACATCGACTTGAATTTTTTAGTTCATCCTTTGGAATAGAAGCGTCCTCATCCTCGCTTCTATTTTTTTATCTCCTCTTTTTATATAATTTAATCTTTTTCCTAAAAACTTTTATTAATTTCTGTAAATATTCAACATCATATTTCTTTATCGAATGATCACTTTCAATTGCTTCCACTTTTTCAAGACCGTACTTCTCAATCATAAATAATCTATAAGGTATTAAGTTTCCAGATTTATAGTTATTACAAATACTACATTGTTTATGGATATTTAAAGTATAAAATCTTTGCTGCTGATTACCTCCAGCACTTTCATAATGACCCGCATGAAATTGTCTTCCTTCAGTATGACCGCATGAACAACAAGGATTCTCTTGATCCCTTAATCGAATATAAGTATTAACAATTTTTTGAGCAAGTTCTTTTAATAAGCTTTTATCACTTTGTCTAAATTCTTTCTTTCTTTTATTAGCTACTTTAATTCCTCGCTTCTTGCCTTCATCTATTAAATTTTTAAGATTATTCTTATCGTTAATAAATTCCATGTCATGTTCAAAGCTACAGCATTTCTGAAAATCTCTAACAGGATCAAAAAGCTTTTTGCAAGATCCTAGCTTACATCTTTTTCTTTGTCTTTTCTTATTCATCTCAATCCTTTTCTATAATACATACATTCTTTAAACGTCAACTTTCCAGATTCAGTTGAAAATTTAACATCTTGGACTTTCAATCTACAGTAAAAATCATCTTTAATCTTTACTGCTGAATTGCACGAGTTGTTACACTTTGGATATATTGATGCTTTCTTTTTATTTTTTTGCTTCAAAATATTCTTCACTTAATTTTGCATATCCTTGCAAGTCGTGCCAAGAATCACAATGGTCTGGAGTAGCTCCAAGTCTAACTAATTTAATTACAATATATTTTAAGTGAGCATGTTCCATTGATGTTAATTTTGCATTTGCCTTATCTTCTCTTAGACAATCCAATGTGTCCATTATTGAAGCAATTGCTTCTACATTTGCGGAAAAAGAACCATAGTTAGAGCCTCTGTCTTTTAGTGTTTCTTCTATTGTCTTATTCTTCATTTATTTTCCTTTAATCTGTTAATATCGACATGTCAAGCTCAAAGCCTTCTATCTTGTCATTGTTTACTGGTTCACTTTGATATTCTGTAACTTGTATCGGGTCACTATTCCTTCTTGGGTTAATCGTAAATATCCCACTTAAAGGATTATCAATGCTGTTATCATCTTCTCGAATAGTACAAAGTTTTTCAATTCCCATATTATCCTTAATGATTTCTAGCTTGATTCTGTCTTTTTTATTTGGGTCTGGCACAATTTTATCATTTTCATCTTTTGCAAAAAACTTTTCAATCTGCCAAGCCATACGTGCGGAATCTGTAATAGTACTTGCTCCCCTTGCTCCGTTTTGAGCTTTAGCACTATGATGTAATGCAATTAATACAGCTTTTGTTTTTACTGCTAAATCTGTAAAAATATCTCTAACTAAAATATCCATATCATCATTAGAATTTTCACTTAATGAATGAAACCTTTTTAAAGGGTCAAGGATAATAAACTCAATTGAATTATCTAAACAGAAACTTTTAACCTCTTCAATGTAATCTGAATTAATATTATATCCATCACGATTTTCTGTAACCCATTTTATACGGTCATCATTATCTAAACTTATATAATGGATTCTGTCATCTATCTCATTGAAATTTAAGCCAAGAGTTTCACAAATATTTCTACATCTTTTTTTTATCTCTGTTATTCCGTCCTCTGTAAAGAAAGATAAACTTTGTTTTGTTGGGTTTAGATTTAACCATTTAATCATGGACTTTAATGCTATCCCTGATTTACCAGAACCCCCACGACCCGCAAGAACATTATAAGCCCCTTTTATCCAAGGAATGTAATCTTGTCCTATTACTTCCATTGATACAGCTTTGATATTTTTTGACTTCATAGGCTGGAATAATTTTGTACTTGAATTTTTAGGCAATAAGATATTTATAATTTTAATATCTAATTCTGCTATTTGCTTATCAATCTTTAATTCACCAATAACATCATTTAAGCTATTAAGTCCAACCTTTTCAATTGTTAGTTTTTGTTTTAGAGTTTTTAGTTCTTGTATATCCATTTAATTTCCTTTCAACCATTAAGCCTAAATCTTATTTTTATATCAAGGATTTAGGCTTGTTTATTTAATTACTTTTTTTGGTGTTACCTTTTGTAATTATCTATTGGCATCATAAAATGATTTTGCAAAACCTTGCGAACACATAGAACGTAAATCTGCATCACATTTAATATGTTCTCTTGCAAATTCAAACTCTGGTATTAAATTAATTGCGCTCTTATGTAAGTAAACTAAAGCAGGTTTTGTTCTTCCTTTTCTAATCCATAAGTCAATTTTATTCGGCACTTGCTCCCATTTAGTATATAATTTATCAGGCATATTAAAATTTCCCCATAACGCAGTGGATTTAGTCCAAGGGCTTCCATATTGCCAAGGTTGGTACGAATACTTATATTTACCTATCTTTTCTTTTAATCTACCCCTTGCAGGATTTTCCATTACCCAGAAAGTGGGGTTACATTCTTCGATTATTCTCATACAATGGTTTACTAGTTCCATTCCTTTTTCTAAATCTCCAACATGATTAAAGCTTATTGCGGTACTAAATTCTGTACATGGCGGATTTGCAATTACTCCATAAACATTTTTAGGAGGTGTATAATTTTCTACTCCTATTTCTTGACCTATCTTAACAACTTCATAATCATCATCTAATTGATAAAATCTGCTGTCGCTTCCTAAGTCCGCACATAAATGTAATATTACTTTCTTTTCTTTCATTATCTCATGCTCCTAATATAATCTTCATTCGCCATTCTTTCAAGGATTTTTACATATCCAAACATTGTGTTTAAAGTAATTGGAGTTGCGCTCATAACTTCCAACCATTCAACCTCGTTTATCTTCTCAATCTTAGAAACGTAATCAACCACGCATAGCTCCGTGAAGGGCAAATCTAACTCTTGGAGATTAAATATACTCTTGGCTATCAGTTTGTGCGTTCTGTTAGCTGTAAATAGCTTGTAGGGTATAGTGTAATCAATTATCTTATCAAAATCTCTATCACTCATTAAATCTCTGTATAAGAATGTTGATAGCATACATCTTTCTATTGAAGCCCTCATAGTGTAAGATTCCCATTAGCATCACATGGTCTGTATTTAGGAACTTTCTCTTTAGGTATATAATCCAATAAGAAAGGAGTTAATCTTTGTGAGAATTCTTTTTTATCTTTTTGATGCAGTAAATAATCTTTTACTAATTGATTCTTGTTTTCTATTAAGTCGAATAGCTTTTTAGTTTCTTTAGTAGTTGTTACTTTGCTTTTAATACTTGCATTTTTCTTTAAGTATTCAATGAATAAATCAAAGGGTTTCTTATTAGATGTTTTATTAATTGTTTTATTCTCTTTAGACTCTACATCTGAGTGTACACCTTGTACATCTGAGTGTAGAGGGGGTACATCTGAGTGTATAGTAATAACTCTTCCATAATTACGTTTAGTATTAGAATTATCTATCTCAATATAGTTCTTTTTAACTAAGTCTGTAATGGCATTAGAAACACCTGCTTTGCTAATTCCTATTAACTCACTAAAATGATTATTAGAAGCTATACACCCCTTCTCTAATGATGTTAATTGACTTATTTCAGCAAGTATAAACTTTTGATTTGGTGAAAGCTTTTTATCGTGCATTATCTCAATTGGCACTGTTATAAATTTAGTTGCCATTATCTAATCTTTGCACTATTGCACTTCCTATAATATACATACTAGATATTAATAGACAAATCATTAAAGATACAGAATCCTCTCCTAAAAAGAAACCTACCATATAAGCCATTATCCACAGTGCAGACATTATTGTCATTGTTTTTGCATTCATGTTTTCTTTCGGAACATTAAAATTTCAAGTTTGTGATTTTGAGGCGTCCTAATTCCATAAATCACTCAATTAAGAACTTAGTGAACGCCCTTACCAAGTGGCAAGAGCTTCCAAGAACTAGGACGCTCACTAAGACACTCCAATGAGTGCGATTCTAAAACTGATAATGTATTATAACAAAAATAAACTAAAAATACACAAGAGAGTTAAAGCCTACGGGAATAGACTTTAATTTTTTTATCGTTGTCTAATGTTTTAATTATTATCAAAACAAGTCGTGTAATCTACTGTGTATATTATAGCTAAACAAAACTTAAAAAGTCAATGCCATGTAATCGCCTTTGATATCTCGCAAAACTCCAGCCAAATGTTTAATATCGCCATCTTCATTAAAAATATAACTCTCATGGATATCATTAAAAATAGAGATAATATCGTTAACTCTATGCCCTGATACTGCTTGAATTTCTCGAATGAAATAACCAGGTGTTAAATAGTATTCAAAGTGATAAGACCCTCCACCGTCATTAATTTGATTTGATCCAATCTCATAACCGTCATTAATCAAGTTGTGAATACGTTGTGAGCAATTGCTACCCCATTTATTATCTCTGCATTGTTCACAGCTTAAAGTTGCACCTGTTAATAAGTGAGATAAGATGTTTGCTTTTTGTGTTCCTATTTTATAATTCATTTGTTATCCTTTAAATGTTTTGCAATATCAAATAACTTATCATGTGCTATTTGTAAATCGTGAAAATCTTTTGCTAATTCATCACAGTCTTTTTCAGATTTTATTAGCTTTTCTTCAATGTCGATAATTGTACCTACTAACTTTTTTTCGTTTTCCTCAAAGTGATTGAAAACTTTATTAATCCAAATCTTGGCAGTTCTATTGGCTTTTTGAATACCTCTATTATAAGCATCACCTCCACCATTAGACTCTACTAACTTATTTTTTATATCTTCCTTGTTCATCTTTCATCCTTTAAATTAATATAGAATCAGTTTACAAGAAAGAAACTTAAAGAAAGATTAAAGATTTGTTTAATTTCTTTAAGTTTAATTTAAAGATATTCTGGTAGACTTTCACCATAACTTATTTAAAGGAAACACATGGAAGAGAAAAAAATCAAGCATTTTGAGTCTTCAGTAGATACTCATAAGAAAGCAAAGAAAAACGCAGCAAGTAAAGGTATGACATTAAAGTCTTACATTAAACATTTAGTTGATAAGGATAAATAATGGAATCACAGGACAAAGATTTAGAAAAGAAAGAAGAGTTTGATAGTACTAATGAAGCAGAATACGAAGAAGCAAATGCAGAGTTTGTACAGTTAATAGAAACAGCTTTAAATTTTGCGAAAGAACAAGGTTTATCGGATGAAGATGTTATCGGAGGTGTACAGAATGGTTTAGATGATTGTACAAGTATGATAGTTACATTGAAAAAAGCAAAGGATATAGGATGAAAGAATTATTAAAAGCAAAAAGTGAGTTTAGAAAAAAAGGTGTAGTTTTAACAGCAGATAAAACAAAAAGTGGTGGAGGTGGTTCTTGGAAATTTGCAGGAGAAGATAACCTTATAAAAACCATACAAGAGCCTTTAACAGAATGCGGACTTGAATTAATAGTTACTATGAACTTCATAAAAGAATTAAGCACAGATACTATTGTAGCTACTTTATATCATGTAGATAGTGGCGAAAATGTTTCTACTCAAATATCTTTACCTCCAGTAGCTCCAAGAAAAGACAAAAACGGAAATGCAATGTATCTTGATGCGGAAATTGAAAGAGGTAAGCAATTTGGATATTGGAGTAGAATATTAAGCATTAGAATTTTAGGACTTAGTGATATTGACCCCGAAGACACTAATAACGTGCCACAAGATATAACAGATGATGCAAAAAATGAAGCATTTGGGAAGCTTGAAAATTTAATGGAAAAAGTTAATAATAAAACAGCTATTGAAGAATGGATAAACAATACTTTTAAAGTAGATGGATATAAAAATCTAAATATAAAACAAACAAATGAAGTTTATAATTCTTTAATGAGCAAGCAAAATGCAAGTAATTAATATTGAGCAGGGCACTCCTGAATGGTTACAAGCAAGAAAAGGAGTAGTTACTGGGTCAAGATTTAAAGACGTTGTAACGCCATCCAAAGGGGAGTTGTCAAAATCTAGTGAAAAATATATGTATGAGTTGGTAGCTGAAAGAATGGGTGCAACTATTGATTTTTACCAAAATGAACATATGCAAAGAGGTAACGATTTAGAGCCAATGGCAAGAGCAACATATGAATTTGTAAAAGATTGTAAAGTAGACGAAGTAGGTTTTTGTCTATCAGACAGCAAATTGGTAGGTGTAAGTCCTGATGGATTAATAGGAGAAGATGGAGGGCTAGAAATTAAATGTCCTAAAGAAACAACCCATATTTCTTATTTAGTAAAAGGTGAGCTTCCTTCTATTTATAAGCCACAAGTACAAGGTTCAATGTGGATAACTGGGAGGAAATGGTGGGATTTTATGAGTTATCATCCCGATTTACCACCCTTGATTATTAGAATTCCAAGAGATGAAGAGTATATCAGCAAGATGGAAGATGGAATTACTAGATTTTCCAAGGAAATGATTGAGATGGAAAAGAATATCAGAGAAAAGTATTTATAATGAAAATTGCAATGATTATGAAGGATGGAAATTTATATCCTTATGATAAAGAAGCAAAAGAAAAATTAAATTCTTTTGCTAATAATGCTGTTTATGAATTAGATATAAAAAATTTAGATAAAAGAACTCTAAAGCAAAACGCTGCAATTCATATATATTGCGAATTAATTGCAGATACTTTAAATGCTAATAATCTACCAATCCAAAAAGTAATAAAAATGGATATTGAATGGACTATGAAAAAAGTAAAAGAATTTATTTTTAAAGAGGTAGTTAAAAGCCTATATCAAAAAGATAGCACTACTAAACTTATTAAAAAAGAGTTTGAACTTATCATTGATACTATTACAGCTTTTATGGCTACGCACAATGTAGAAGCTCCAGAGTTCCCAAACAGAAAAGACTTAGATAAAATTACAGTTAAAAACAAGGATAATAAATGAAATGT